AATACTTTAAATGTGTCGTATTCGCAGTTAGCTCTATACCAAAACAGGTTCCCTTATTTTCGTTTGTAATGGAAGACGGTGGTGTATGGTGGAGGTCACCTATATCAGCGTTTTGTAAACGACCAAATGTAAAAGAGTTGCCATTAAATGAGCTAATGTTATGGGACTGTTTTAGCTACAATGTGTCGGTTACAACTTTCTATCATTTAGCAAACAATAAAATGTTGTATATCTCACGCACGGGTGTAAAAAGAAAAGGTAATTATTTATTTACACTTGATTGGTCTGCAGGTGACTACAATGAGCTTAACTATGGATATGCAGAGATGCCTGACCAACATAAATGTGGTCACGTAATAGAATTAGAAGACGGTAACTTTGCCATTCAACCTAACAACAGATTAAAAGTGTATGATTCCAATATGGGTATTGATGTAAATAAAACCTTGATTGATAGATTAGTAAACACAAAGATTTGGTCAGTAGAAGACACAGCAAAATGGATTACTACAGAAAAAGAACAAGGTAGTTATAATTATGATTATGAAGAAAAAGACGAAAAAAAATAATTAATAAAATGGCCATTTATCTTCCAAGAATATATTGTGATATGGACGGTGTGTTATGTGATTTTAAAGCACAAGCCTCAAGGGTAACGGGTATGAGTATTGAAGACTGGATGGCAGAACCAGGAAATAAATTTAAAACAGTAAGAGATAAATGGAAACCTATAAAAGACGATAAAGATTTTTGGCGAACATTACCCTGGCAGTTTGGCGGCCAGCAACTATGGTCTTTTATAAAAAAATATGAACCTCACATTTTATCTGCATACGTAGAGGCAACCACGGACCCAAATTGTATACCTGGTAAAACGGCCTGGGTAAAATCAAATCTTGGTATACCGTCTAGTAGAATAAATTTAGTAAGACGTAGAGAAAAACAAAACTTTGCTATGTATAAGGGTGAATCTACAATTTTAATTGATGATTATGTAAAAAACATTACACAGTTTAGTTCCAGAGGCGGAAGAGGTATCTTACACACCAGTACGCCTAATACAATATCTCAACTAAAAAAACTTGGTTTTGATTAACGTTTTTTTATAAATACTATTATACATCAACAAATTGAGTACTTAACAATTAATTAAGGAGAGAATAATATGTCAAGTTGGGGAAAAACAGACGCATTTGGCTCGGCACCTTTATGGGCTTTAGCACGAGTTAATAAGGCACCTATTTCAGGAAATATGGGTGCAGCAGGTTCTGGTAAATTATTTAATAATGCTACAGCGAATAACTTAATCACAGGAGTAACTGTGGGATTATTTAATCACGCTGCTGGCGAGTTTCCTGCTGGCGCACACCAAGGTTGGGTTTTAAAAACAACCGGTTCAGGTGGTAGAGCAAGTAGAGTTACTGGTGAGACATTAGTTTGTTTAACAAGTAATTCATAATTTAATAGTCTTTAGGGCGGCCTTTTATGGCCGCTCTATCGTATAAATAATATAAGTGATCTAGGTATTACCTAGAGTAGCATTCCCGTAAGGGTTAATAGGAGATAAAATGGCAGATAAAAAAATAACGGCGCTGACCGATTTAGGTACAGCATTAGCAAGTGCCGATCTATTTCACGTAATAGATGACCCGTCAGGCACACCAATTAATAAAAAAGTATCAGCAGAAAACGTTTTTAATAACATACCATCATTTATTGGTTTAAAACAGGCAGTACAAACAATTACTGCGGATGGTTCAACAAACACAGCGATAAACGTAACCGCTGCAATTACAGTTGTTGACGCAACATCAGCGACACACGCTGCTGGTTTTGCTGATGGTTCTGATGGTCAAGTAAAAACTATCATAAACATTTCTACGTCAGGTACAAACAACGTTGTAATTACACCTACAAATTTAAGAGGTTATACTACAATAACATTAAACGCACCAGGTGAAACCGTAACACTATTATTTAAAAATTCAAAATGGAATATAATAGCTGGTCAAGGTTATGTGGCTGCGTAATTAATTGGAGAATATAATGGCAATTGATGAAAAAATATTGTTATCTGAAAGAGATGTATTAAAAAAAGATTTTGATACACTTTCAGAAAGAATTAGACAAGTTGAAAAAGATTTAGGCACTATGAAAGGTAATTTAAATGCAGTGTATGGTGCGATTCAACAAGTCGATAAACTAATTGTTCTATCTAATAAAACTGGTAATAAAATGCCAGAAGAAAAAGAAAGAGCGTTAAATATGGCAACAAGTTAATGAAACGATTTAAGTCTTTTATTAGTGATGAAGATTTAAAAGATTTTGAAGAGGATATAGTTACAGAGACACCACCAAATACCGCCGGCGCTATGGCGAGATATAAGGCGGGAAAGGCTGGTTTTACTGACATATCACACTTGAAGGCCAAGGGTCTGATACCTCGTGCCGATGGTAAAAAGAGAAAATCAGACAAATACAAATAAAAGGAAAAATGAGAACATTTAAACAACATATGAAAGAGGGTCACTATTCAGGTGACGCTCAGGGTATTGGAACAGCGAGTCAAAACTCTGTTGAAGACAGTAGAATTGGTGCTCATAATTTAGAAGACCCTGCTGTGTTGAAAAAAGTAAATGCCGCTATCGGTGCAATCGCTGATAGAGAACATATAAATCCAGAACACGCAGTAAATCAATTAAAAGAAAAACTGGGTAGAATTGGATTATCTTTTGACAACGTAGTGTTAGAGGGTGACAAAGGGACCGTTTCTGTTGCATTAAAACAGTTTGGCGGTCGTTTTGGAAAAGACATTGACACAAAACCTGAAGATGTAATAAATGATGATGGTATAAGTCACAGAAAAGCAGGTGGCTTAAAACTTGAAATTAGTTATGAAAAAATAAGTAACAATACATCAAAGGTCTACGCTAAGCTTATATAAGTTTAGCAATGTTTAAACAGATTACCAAAGAAAATTGGTTGTTGTTTGCTCAACATAATTACGACAACCCGACTTTGGAAAAACAAAAAGAGTTTTACGAAGACTTAAAAAGATTTAAGTATCTCAAAAGATTATTTCGTAAATATCTTTTTACAGGTGAATTAAATATACGATTAGTGGTAAATCATATAATTATTTTACAGAATGTTTTTGGGGTAGAGGCGTCAGTAACACTTTTGTTATATAAGATAGACACAAAGTTTTGGCCTGCACTCAAATCTGTTTTAGACTATTTAAATTTTTTATACCCACACGAATTACAAGAAGTGTATGGTGATAAAAAAATAGAAAAGATGTTAAAGGAACTATAATGGCCAGTCCACTAATTGATTTATTAATTACGTATAGGGTTGTAAAATTACTCGTTACGCCTTTTGAAAAACAAGAGGCTTTTGCAACGGGTATCATAGATAAAAACGGTAAGGTGTTAAAAAAGGCCTCACAATTAAAAACACAAGCAGAAAAAGATTCTTATACTATATTACATAGATTTATCTTTAATTTAAAAAGAATATTAGCTAAAGTAGGACTAGGTGGCTCTATCGCATCGTTTGGTGTTGCACTCGCACTATTATTAAAAGAAAATAAAGATATGGAAAAACATAAATTACTTATTGAGAGTGTCGTAATACAATATTTAAAAGATACAAATAGATATGAACAAATGATTAATGAAGTAAGAGTCATAAAAGAAACAAACGAGAAACCATATATGACTTGTTTTGGTATTGACATATATGAAAAAGATGGAAGGTTATATTCAGAATATGAAAAAGTTTAAAAATTTTGTAAAAGATTTTAAAAAAGAAGACGCACCCGCAAACGCAGTAGGCACGGGTGTAAATGTATCTCTACCACCAGCGGTTGAACCTGGAATACTACCTAAAAAGAAAAAGAAAAAGGGTGTAGTAATGGGAATGATAAGTAGAAAGATACAAGAAAATGATGACAATAATAATATCATACTAAAACAAATACTTGATGGTATTGACAAAGTAGATGTTGCAATTGATACACAAAATCAAAAAAAAGAAAATATAGAATTTATAGAAGCCAAGTGTAAAAAGTCCTTTAAAGAAAAATATCACATTAACAATGTCAGAAAAAAAAACATTTAAATCTTTTAAAGAGTTTGCAAAAGATTATTTAAAAGAGTATGATGACGCTTACTTTGCAGGCACTGGTGGCTTCTCAATAGGTAGCTTAGACGCACTTAGACCTGTGGCAGATTTAGGACCAACAGATAGACCTCCAAACAATCAAGGAACTGGTTATTCACGTGGAACAACTGCGGTAATGCCTCAGGATATACCACGAAAAAAGAAAAAACAAAAAGACGAAAAAGAAGAAGATACTGATAGAGTGCCTAGAAAACCAGGTCAACCTGCAGGTTCTTCAAAACACAGCGATTTATATACAGACGAAAATCCAAAAGGCACAATTCACGGCCTTGGTTTTGTAGATGCCGCAACTGCCAGAGCATCTGTAAAGAAGATAGAAAACTCTGGACGTTCACACGCACATAAGATACAAGCAGCGATTGCGATGAGTCAAAGAGCTAAAGTGGCCTCTCAACGTGCAAAAGATGAAGATACACGTAAGAGATTAAGGGCCGCGCATGAAATTTATCAATCATATATTGATAAAAACAAAAAAAGTGAATAACGTTAAATTATAAATATAACAATAGGAGGGAAGAATATGATAAAAATGTTAACTCTCATTTTAATTGGAATAATTATTGGTTGGTATTTACCTAAACCAGAATTTGTAGATACTACAAAAGATAAAGTAGTAGGTGTAATTATTAAATTAAAAGATAAGATCAAAGGTATTTTCGTAAAATAATTTTATGCTGAGTCTATTAGGTTCATTACTAGGTTTCGGTACTTCATTTATACCGGCCGTTTTTAATCACTTTAAAGAAAAGTCTGAAAGAGAACACGAATTAAAAAAGATGGAGCTACAGGCTCAATTAATAGAAAAAAATATTTTATTTGATATAAAAAAATTACAGGCACAGGCTGATGTAGAAGAGACAAAAGGTCTATACTCGCACGATGCATCTTTAAAAGGTGGCACGTTTGTAGATACAATGCGAGCTTCTGTAAGGCCTGTGATTACCTATGTATTTTTTGGCCTTTTCGTGGCAATAAAAGGCTGTGCTTTAATCTCACTATTAGATCAAGGAAAATTATTAGTAGAAGCACTACCTCTACTATGGGACCAAGAAACAGCGGCTTTATTTGCGGCAGTTGTCTCTTTTTGGTTCGGTGGTAGAGCACTCGACAAGTTAAATAAGAAAAAATAATCACAACAAACAGTAAGGAGTAAAATGGATTTACTTATTGCGTTTACCGTTATTGTTATTGTTACTTGTGCTTACCTTATACTAAATGATGAATAATCAAAGAAAAAAATTGTATAAAGTATTCATAGTGATAATTTTTATAATAAGTTTAATGGCAGGTGCTCGTTATGCAAATAGTGTTGAATTATTAAATAAAATAAATATAACACAGCAACAAATATACAAAGACGTATTGTCGGCGTACACTAGTAATTAAATTATTGCTGTTTAAAAAACGTCTCTTTAAGAGATAGAAAAATATGGCAGAAAACGGTACAACAGATTTAAAGGTTCAAATAGAAGGTCTAAAAAAAGACATTCAAAATGTAAATAGTATTAATATACGGTTAGATACCGCTATTGATAAACTTACAGATGTCTCGTCATCAATTAAATCTATGTTGGCCGTACACGAAGAAAAGATACAACAATCAGAAAAAACTGATGAAGTAATATTTGAAAAGATAAAAGACCGTGCAGATGAGATAGATAGCGTATATAGAGAACTACAGAGAGAAATTAATCAGGTTGAAAGAAGACTACTTATAGAAATAAAGGCTTTAAGAAACGATATAGGTGGTAGAGTTACAATGCTTGAAAAATTAAAATGGGTATTATTTGGTGCTGCAATTGTATTAATAGCCATACTTACAAAAGATTTTAGTAAATTAATCAGTTTATTTTAGGTTGACTTTTTAAATCAATTATAGTATATTAGATGATGTGTTATGTCGTCTTATATTGATTTAAAATATATTAATATTGTATCGTCCAGACTAAAGTTATTTAAAAGAAAAAATGATTTCTTGTTTAACTTTAGATGCCCTCATTGTGGTGATTCTAAAAAAAGTCGCACAAAGGCAAGAGGTTTTTTATATCGTGTAAAGAACGATATGTTTTTTAAGTGTCACAATTGTGGTATGGGACAAAATTTAAATAATTTTTTAAAGTTTTTAGACCCTCATCTTCATAATCAATACGTTATGGAAAGATATAAAGGGTCAACGCCAGCGACACCAAAACCAAAGTTTGATATCAAACCACCACATTTTAGTGAGGGATATACACAACTATTAGCAGATTGGATAGAACAGTTATCTACAATTGAAGAATTACCAAATAATCACCCGGCAAAAAAATATGTTATAAAAAGAAAAATACCAGAAAAATATTTTGATATATTATATTATACAAATGAATTTATGGTAACTGTAAATAAATGTTATGAAAATACCTATAAAGATTTAACAAAAGACCATCCAAGACTAATTATACCTTTTTATGATACAATGGGAAACATATTTGCTTTTCAAGGTAGAGCATTCTTTAATGAACAACCAAAATATCTTACGATTAAATTAGATCAAACAAAACAAAAGATATATGGTTTAGAAAGAGTAAACTTTCAAAAACATATTTACATTACAGAAGGTCCAATTGATAGTTTGTTTATAGACAACTGTCTTGCCGCTGCGGGTGCAGACCTTTTTATAAAAAATGTAAATCCAAAAAATGTTACTTATATTTTTGATAACGAACCAAGAAACGTTGAGATAGTAAAACGTATGTATAAAGTATTAGAAAAAAATTATAATATTTTTATTTGGCCCAAGTCACTACAATCTAAAGATGTAAACGATTTGGCGATGTCAGGATTGACAGTTTTAGAAATTCAAAGTATTATAAGTAACAATACACACACAGGACTTTCCGCTCTCAATGAATTAAACAACTGGAAAAAATGTAAAGTATGACGATAGAAAAAATATTTGTTGTTAAACGAGGCGAGAGAGATAAAGAGGCTCTCAATATAGAAAAAATACACCAGATGGTTGAGTTTGCCTGTGAAGATATATCAGGTGTGTCCGCCTCACTTGTTGAGATGAAAAGCGGTCTACAGTTTTATGATGGAGTTACCACAAATGAGATACAACAGATACTCATACGTTCAGCGGCAGATTTAATATCCTTAGAGACGCCTAACTATCAATACGTTGCGGCAAGATTATTATTGTTTAGTTTAAGAAAAGGAATATTTCATAAACTATGGGATCACCCACACCTATACGACCATACAAAAAAATGTGTTGAACGAGGCGTATATGATAAAAATATTTTAACTTGGTATGATAAGTCAGAGTTTGACCGTATGAACTTATGGTTAGATCATACAAGAGATTATAATTTTACTTACGCAGGATTAAGACAAGTCATAGATAAGTATTTGGTACAAGATCGTAGTACGGGTAACATATTTGAGACACCTCAGTTTATGTATATGTTGATTTCTGCAACCATCTTTGCAAATTATCCAAAAGAAAAGAGAATGACTTATGTTAAAAAATATTATGACTCGATTTCGAGGTTTAAAATCAATATTCCCACCCCTGTTATGGCGGGTGTTAGGACTCCTATTAGGCAGTACGCTAGTTGTGTTCTTGTTGATATTGATGACACTCTTCCTTCTATCTTTAGTGGGGATATGGCTGTTGGTCGTTATATTGCTCAAAGGGCTGGTATCGGTATCAACGCTGGTCGTATAAGAGGTATTAATTCACGTATAAGAGGTGGCGAGGTACAACACACGGGTGTAATACCTTTTCTTAAAAAATTTGAAGCGACTGTAAAGTGTTGCACACAAAACGGTGTAAGAGGCGGTTGTGCCACAGTGCATTTTCCAATATGGCACCAAGAGATTGAAGATATATTAGTTTTAAAAAATAATAAAGGTACAGAAGACAATAGAGTTAGAAGATTAGACTACTCGATACAATTATCAAAATTATTTTATCAAAGATTTTTAGATGATGAGAGTATAACTTTATTTTCACCACACGACGTGCCAGAGTTATATGATACTTGGGGTACAGAAAAGTTTGACGAACTATATGAGAGTTATGAAAAGAAAACATCAATTAAAAAGAAAAGGATTTCTGCTCAAACTTTATTTCAAAGTATGTTAAAAGAAAGAGCAGAGACTGGTCGTATATACATTATGAATATTGACCATTGTAATA